ACGGAATCGAAGACGTTAAAAAAGCCAGCCATTAGTAGCCTTCGCGCAAATAGGAATCCAACATGTCTGCAAGTTCATCACTTGGGTAGGTTGCGTACAACGCACGAAGTTCATCCAACACTGGGTCACTGTTACGTGGACCGATGTACACGTTGCCGCCACCCATGCGTCCTGGTCCGAACGGTGCGCCTGCTGTCAACGGTTCGTTAGGGCGTTCCGTGGGGCGGTCTAACGGTCCGAACGCACCTGGTTCAATAGTTGGTCGTTGTGTAGCGGTTGGTGCTACAGGTGCGGCTGGTGTCCCCATTGGTACTGCACGTTGTGCAGCCATTTGTTTCCCTGCTTCACCGTAGGTTTGTCCTGGTACCGCTGTTGCTGGCATGTTCAAATCTGTGCGTTGTCCGTATGCTGCCATTTATAGTCTCCCTCCTAAACTTAATACTGCTCCTGGTGTTCCTGGTTGCGCCATTGCTCCTGCTGGTGCACCGCCACCAAGTTGCGCGAGTAATCCTTCGACACCGCCTGCTCCTGCTGGTGCTGCTGGTACTTCTGCACCCATTCCTGGCATTGCCAAGCCTGGCATAGTTTCTGGTGCACCTTGTGGTGCCATTGCTGCTTGGCGTTCTTGTGCACGCTTCTGTGTCATTTGTACTGCTTGGTACATTGAAACATTTTTTTCAACGGTAAGCATAGTGAGATATGCAAGGTCGTCTGGTTGGTAAGGTCCATTCGGGTCTGCTGCCTGTGCTTGGATACTGGACAGTAATGCTGCTTCCAACGATTCTGATGTGATGCGGTCTTTTTCCAACTCAGGGTCAGTGATGAGTGGGTCAGCCTCACGTGCAGATTCTTTCGACATAAGACCAGTGCCCAAACGCTGACCCAAACCGACAATAAGCCCGTTAACATCTGAACCAGAGGACGGATACGAGACATAGTGGAAATCGGTTTCGAATACTTTGTTCGGAACATAATGGGTCATCCCGCCTGATACTCGCCCTGGAATAAAGAACGATTTCTTTTGTGTGCCCCAATAGGCTTGCTCAATAGCGATAGCAATTTTGTCTTCTTCGTAGAGTGCTTGTTCGAACACTGCTTGTGCTTCTTGCACACGGAAGTCGACGGTTGCCGACAAGACGTTTTCTCCGCGACGACCAGTACGAATGTTGGTGCCTGATTCACCACCGAACTCTGCTGGGATAGCACCCTCTAAACGCTCTTGACGTTCCAAGCGGTCTAGGGCTGTATCGGTTTTGTAGCCTGGGTTTGTTTGTAGTTGTTGGATGTCGCCACCTTTTACTACACCTAACTGTCCTGTTTTGCCGTCAGCCATCTGAATGATTTCAGGGTTCTCGCCTGCGCGTGCCACCAAGTATTCGTCTGGGAAGATGCCGCGTTCGATAGCAATTTCGGTGAGTGCTTGCAAGCGTGCACGTGTGAAGTACATGCCGAGCACACCGTCGTACTGACCTTTAGGGGTGTCCAGCGAGATGCGTTGTGGCATTACTGCTAGTGGCATTCCTGTTCGGTTCGGCATCCGTTCCAGTTCTACTGTTTCGATGCCTGCACGTTCTGGCGGGGTGAGTCCTTCGGCGAGGGGCGCACCCATTACACAGATAACAAGTTCTTGGTCGTCGACGTATTCGAGGAGGGTGAACTTGGTGTCGAAGGTGATGCGTCCCATGCGTAGTTTGCCAATGACTTGTTCGCCGTAGTTGTCAATCAGCCATTGGGCTGTTTTCGTGTAGGTGAAAATACAGTCGTCTGGTACTAGGTTGTCTGGGTCTTCGGATGGTGCGGGGTAGGTGTCTAGTGGGTTTCGTACTGACCAGGTTGGTTGTAGTTTGCGGAAATCTGGGCGCAGCATCACTGGGCTGGATGAGTATGCGAGGAAGTGTCGTGCACGTCGACGCATTTTCAGGTTCATTTTGTTGTGGTCCCAGTATGAGAGAATGATTTTTTTGCGCAGGCGTGCCATCTCTTGTGAGTCGATGTTGCCTTGTTTGATTGGTGGGAAGAATGGCATTGGCATGGTTGATGCGATGCGCATTGATGTTTGGTCTAAGCCTTGTACCAGCAGGTTTGCTACGTTGGTGCGGGCGTTGCGGTCTAGTTCTGAGAGTGGGATTACTACGTCGCCGTTTGCGAGGTCGCGTACTTCACGCATACGACGCATGATTGGTCCTTGTGCTTCACGTCTTGCGTTATACAGTGAGACTATTTGTTCGACGGAAAGCACTTGACAGAAAACTCCTACAGTAGACGACTACTAGACAATACTACGTTAGCATCCATGTGGGTCGCCATTGTCTTGGTGGGAGTTTTATTCCGCCGACTGTTGGGAAGTGTAGTTCTGCAAACCAGTTTGCCATTACGAGGTCGGTACCGTTTTTTTTGTCGGGGGTCCATTTGGTGAGTTCGTCTACGAGTGCGAGTGTTTTCCAGTTGCCGCGCATTGATGGGAGTCGGACTGCGCCTGAACGGTAGAGGGGTGGGAGTAGTGCTTCGATGCCGAGTTTTTCGTCGAATTTGTTTCGGTGTGTGGTGTGGGGGATGATGTTGACCATTTGTCGTGATTGCCATTTGCGTACGAAGTCGTGGGCGAGGAGGAAGCGTTGGGCTGCGTTGACTTCAACAACGATGTGTGATACAGGATAGCCGTAGGAGAAAGCCCTGTTCGTCCAATCTTCTAGTAGCCCAGAGTATTCGCCACTGGTTGTGTCATATCCGAGTAGTTCTTCGGCTGTGAGTTTGACACGTTCAACATCTATCAAATATCTGAGGTTTGTTGACGGCTGATACAGCCACCATTGGATTCCCCAGAACTGGGATGGGGATGGGTCAACAGAAATGATAGAAATTACGGGTGGTGCTAGTCCTTCAGGGATTTGTCCTGGTAGACGGTCATTGTCGATGCACCCTGGGTAGAGAACACCGTCGTCTCCTAGCCCACCTGTTATCCATGTTCGCGATATTAGGTTGATGTCTGACGCATCATCTTCTTGTTGATATACAACCTTAAAAGTTCTTGGGTTCGAATACCGAATGTACGACAAATCTTTCCAAGAGAGACGCTGAGGGTCGAGCAACGGACCTTTAGGGTACGGTTTGGAGTCGAATCGTCTGCTTTTTGGACCATCATCTAGTTCAGGATAATACGCTTTGTACACAATGTGTTTGTATTTAGAGGATTTGACTGGTTCCATGGCGTTCACTGCTTCTGGGGTGGTCATGTCCATGCCGTCGTAGTCGTCATCGTCGATGTCATAAGAGATTTTGTTGAGGCAATGGGCGTAAAGGTCGCCTGAACCCAGTCTTTGACCTACCACAGCCAGTAATCCTGATGGGTCTACACGGGCTTCGGCTACTTGGTCCCAGCGTTCCAACAGTTTGTCACGAGTGTTGCCTTCACGAGCATTATCTACGGACGCTACGTCGTCGAAGAGGCAGAGGTCGGCACGGTGTCCAATGTATTCTGAGTCAATACCATAGGCACGTACGGTTGGTTCTTTGTTGTCTAGCCCGTTTCCGTCTAGTTGTTCCACTACGAACTCTTCTGCCCGCCACAATGCACCTTTGTCGGAAGGTTTAAACCTGCCGTAGTCAACAGAAAGGCATCCTTCGGCGTTAACTGCTAACCCTTTGCGTACTATTTCTGGGTCTGGTTGGATTGGTTGCTGGCGTTCTAGGGTTTCTCTGATTCGGCGACTGTATTGTTTTGCCATTGCTTGGGAAATGGAGCCAATCATCACTCGGATGGCACGGTTGCGTACGATTGCCCATACTGCTACATCGTGGAACAGGGTGGATTTTCCTGCTCCTGGTGGGACGTTTAAGACAACGAATTCTTTTTCGGGGTTTTCCAACATTTCTACAAGTTTGAGGGCTGCTTCTACTTGCCACGGGGAAGGTACTCGTCCTAGGTAGTGTTTGCGGAAGAAGTCGAAGTCGTCTAATCCCCGTTGAGCGTTTTCGCAGAGACGATGATGGGGGATGGCTGGGAGCAGGTTATTGGCTTCATCCAAGTCTTGTTCGTATTGGCGGTGTTGTGCTCCGCCTTCACGGGATTTGGTTTTGGTGACAGCAAGTACGGCTGCGTCTAGTTTGGCTTTGGCTGCTTTGGATTGGGCTAACCAGCGTGACCCTGTGTTGATGTGTACACCTGAAATGCGGGATGCTTCGGTGATTGAGGAGCCTGCTGCTATGGCTGCGAAGAATCGTTGTTTGTCTTCTGGTGCTACTTTTCGTTTGGTTCCCATGCAGGGATTACCTTACTTCTTTTTGTCTTTGTTGCTACCAATCAGATAACCGACAAGTGCTCCTGCGCCAGCGCCACCTGCACCACCTATTTTGATACCAGTTTTTGCTGCCAGCGAAGAATATGCTCCAATTTTGGATGCTTCTTTTTGGGCGCGGGTAACTTGTCCCTTGATGGTTCCTTCCATTTGGGATGTGGTGCGGGATGGTGTGACACGGAATGTTGATGTTCCTTCAGAAACACCACCAGGGGTGACAACGGTTCCACGGGTTCCTTTGATTTGGTTGCCAGGGTTCAAAGGCATTTTAGAAATTCTGTTCATGGATGCGTCGAAAGCGCTGTCTGCCATTGACCGACCGATGCGGTTGGATGGTTGTGTTACAACTTTGTTTACGGCGGAACGTACACCTGATTGGATTGCAGGGTTGCCCATGCCTGTGGCAAGGCTAACAATTCCTACTTCTAATGCCATGCCAGCCTTTTCTTTGGTGGACATGTTCATTAGGGCAGTACGTTGCTTTTGGAAGGCTTGTGCGTTGGCGATTGCTGTGTCTATTTTGGTGCGTTTTTGGGCTAGGTGTTCTTTAGGTTTTGTGTTTCCCATTGGTTGTTTGCGGGCAGCGTGTTCTTTGTAGTCTGCTAGGGATGCGTTTGGGTCTAACCGCTTCGATGCCATGATTTAATCCTACTTGTTTCTAGGGCGCTTGGCTGCACCGACAGTGGTGGCTGCACCCAACGAACCAATTTTGGCTGCGCTTTTCACAAACTCTTTTTGTTTGGCAACTTGAACAGCACGAGATAGTTTGTTGATGTCTTGTTTACTGAAACTAGTCATCCCCAAGAAATCTGGTCCAGAGGCTTTCACAGTTCCAACAATCTTTTGGGTTCCTTTAAGTTCTCTGGCGATAGTCCCTGGAACATTGGTGTCTGGTCGTGCTGCCCCTCGCGGGATTTTGGTTACGTACCCGACGGCTTTCTGACCTTTGTCTAACAAGATTTTGTCAGCAATTTGTTTTGTTTGAAAGTCTGCTTCGCTGACGGCTTTCGCTATACCCGATTTTCCTTTGCCTGTGTCCCAGAAGTAGGAGTATCCAGGTTTTTGGTCCATGGCTGTTAAGCCTTTGTTGGCTACCGATGTTTGTACTTTGCCTGTGAACGGGTTGCCGCTTGTTGGTGTGACGCTGTGGTGTACACCGATTTTGGCTGGGAGTAGTTTAGATAACAGTGTTGGTCCAACTTTTGCTGCGCCGTATCCTGCGCCAGCAGCCAACAAATTGATTCCAGCCTGTTTTGCTAAAGAACCTCGACCTTGCGCACCAGCACTTATCATGCCACCTGCAACTGATTGGTCTAACAGTTTTGCGCCTTCGCGAATAACGGCTTTAGTGGTGGTCACTTGTGATAGTTCACCAGGTTTTGTTGATTGCCATGGTGCTGTAAGGTTTTTGATTCCACCAACAATGTCTTCTGCGATACCTTTAGGTTTCGCTACAGATGTTTTATAATCTGCAAGCGAACCTGTGTAGTTTGGTTTAGCAGGTTTCTTTGATGGCATGTTGTAAGAGTAACATAATGTCTGCTATCATTTAACCAACTTCATCAAGACCCTCATGTCGGGAAGACACAGGGCACCCAAGGTCGTACACCTGTTGCATGGTGCGGGACGTAAACAGGGGAACCTGGGTAGGTATCTATTCTTTGAAATAGGTAAGCAGCGTGATGAACGTCATCTCATCAACTAAAAGGTGTCGGCTTGAATTAGCCACGGCAGCCTTCTGCGGGTGCGGGAAATGTGGGGGAGGGCATCTTACTGTTTCAGGTTTGTTGTTGTTTAGTTTTAATGATGCTGGCGCGGCGCAAGCGCCTTGCCCACAATGTGCACGTCACCCCAGTCTGAACATCTGTTCCTCTGCGGCGAAACACAAATGATGCTCTCAAAACGAGAGGGCAACTCGAACTGTTATACAACCCTGCCTCCCCGTCTCCAAGGCATCGGTAAAAACCAAACGTATCACAAGTTACAAACGCCACCCCCAACAACCAAAAGAGTGAAACTGTCAAGCGACGATATACATATGGTATGGGTACCCCCAGCCTCGGCAGATGCCCAGTCGCGCTACAAGTTACCGTCAAGTAACCTACCGTACAGTAACATTCCGACCCGCAACCTACCCAACAGTAACCTACCCGCCAGTAACACACCTACCCCGCAAACAAAAAGTAGCAGACCGCTAACTTTAGTTAGCATAGCGACAGGTCGCCTATGGGCTATCGTTGTTTGTGATGTTGTGGGCTCTTGT